AGATTCTGATTCTTCTGGATGCCATCGGCAATGCCGCGCGCAAGCTGGTCGCCTATCTGCAGCGCGAACGCCGGCCCGGCAAATCGCATAAACACGCCCTCGATGCCAGCGCCCCACTTCTGCGCAAACCTGTCAGTCTGCTGCGTCATGCGCATGGTGCTCTGCGCGACCTGCGCTTCCGCCTGACGAAGCCCGGTGCCGAGCTGCGCGGTATTGACGAGCGTATCGATGATGAGCGACGGGTTGCCGCCGGCCATGCTCATTCGTGGAGTCTCCGCATTTCTGCCTCTACTCTAGCGCGGTGGTCGACCTCATCCTCCTTGGTGCCGTTCTCGCGCTTGAGGATGTGGGCGAGCGCCTCGCCCCACGCCTCAAGGTCTGGCACCGCAAGGTCGAGCGGGTTGCCGAGCCCCGGCAGGTAGCGCGCTATCGCCGCAAGATTCCGCCGCCAATCCTCGTCGGACGGCGGCCCTAGCCGTTTCCCTCGTCGCCCTGCGCCTTGATCTCCCATCCGCATGCGCGCATGGCAAGAATCGCCACGGCGTCCGGGTCAAGTCCCTCGAGGCTCGCATACAGCGCGTCCTTCTCGACGCCGGCGTTCTGCGCCGCGCGCTCGAGGATCATCGTCCCGCCGTCGTAGGTCTTGCACATCTCCAGAAGCAGCGAGTACGCGCTGCGCTTGGAGGCGTAGTCCTGAACCGCCTGCGCGATCTCAAGCGCCGAAGCTCCTGCACGCCGTAGCGCCTGCTCGTGCTCCTGCTGTCGGGCGGCGAGCCACCTGTACGTGAGGTCGTTCCAGTCGCGCAGCGTAAGTAATCGAAGCGTCAGCGATCCGATGGTCAGCGGTGCTCTCATAGTGTGCGCGATCGTAACCAGTCGTTATCAATGCGGACGCAGCGCTCGACCTCGTTGCGTCGCTCGGCCTTGATCCACTCAAGCCCATGAGCGGTCAGTCGAAGCGCGTTTGCGACCGCAGATATGGCCTCATCGCGCGTGACGTGCGGGGACACGTAGAGCCGGAACGGCTGCCCGTAGTTCGATCCCGTGACAACCCAGTCAGTCTCGGTCGTGACCGCATCAAGCGTCGGAAAGCCCGGTATGGGCGTGCCGATCACGCTCGCCTCTCTCCTCATCGGCTATCAGCTCCAGACGATCGTGAATGGGGATCCGGTCGTGGCGGTCGCGGCGAGGTTGAAGTTGAAGGTGATCGAGCTGTCGCCGGTCTTTGTCACGTTGGCGGAGATGTTGTCGACCACCACGTTCGCGACGATCGTGTTCGTGCCGCTTGAGTTGTTGCGTGCGGTGAGCGTGAGTGTCGTTCCCGTGCTGTGCGTCATGGCGACCGGGAAGTTGCTCGAGGCAAATCCGGATGTGCTGTCAAGCACGCCACCCGCGCTGCCAGTCATGTCCCACACGCCGAGCAGGCGATTGCGTCCTACGTTGTCGAACCCGGTCACGTCGCTCATGGCGCGCGAGATTGTGGCGCTCCATGTGTTCAGGGTGCCGACAATGCCGGCGGATGCGACGTTTCCAGTATTCCCGTTCAGTGCTGGCATTATGCGATCCTCGTGGTAAAGAGCGAGTAGGTCGTGCTCATGACGATGAACTCGTCGGTCGCTGATGGTACGCCGCGAGAGATGCACTGCATTGCCGTCGTGCCGTAGGTGCCGCCGCTCACCGATAGGTTCTGCTGGTCGAGCAGGGTGTAGAGCGCCTCCTCGATGTCCATCGCCACGGCGGCGCCCGCCTTCGCCTCGCAGTAGATGTCGAAGGTCACCGACCCGCGCAGGATGCGCGAGGCGTCGAACTGGTCCTCGTTCTCGATGCCCTCGAGCGTCCAGACGGCGAGCGGGAACGCGGTGTTCTGCGGAGCCTCGACGTGGTAGTAGCGGCCGCTCACGAGCGCGTGGAATGATCCGGCGCCGGTTGAGGAGCCGAGACGGGTATGGATGGCGGCGGCTACGGCTTTCATGCGGTGCGGGCTCCGAACCCTGACAAGCGTAGACGGTTGCGCATCATGCGCTGCGCGAGCGGCTTCATCTTCGCGATGCTCGGGCGGACGTACGGGCGCGGCAGGATCCTGCGGTAGCCGTACTCGAGCGCGCGCGCGTAGACCGCCATGATGCCGATGCTCCAGCCCTTCATAGTGCCGCGCGTCACGCGAGTCGGCTTGGCGAGCTGGATCGTCCGGCGAAGGTTGGTCGTGTCTGGCGCGGGCGGGTCTCCCGGAGCCGATGCCCGGTGCACGCCGGCGGCGCGGAGGTTCCTGTGCCGGGCTCCGCGCGCCTTGGTCATGACCGTACGGATATTCGTCGCCGTGCCCGCTACGCCGATCCTGCGGGCTGCAAACGGGGTCGCAGCGCCTACGCGCGCAAGGCTCGATTCTCCCGATGGCGAGATGGCGTACAGGCGACCGCGACCGGGCTTGCTCACCATCTTCTGCAGCTCGGTCTGCAGCGCGACCATGACCTCGAGGGCGCCGACGTTGAGCGCCGCGTCGAGGCGCTGCCTAATCGCGGTAGCGTTGAATGTGTGGCGGGCGCCCATTAGAGCGGCAGCGTCCTTGTGAGCGCGAGCCGCATATGAGCCACGCCGTCGCCCGTAGAGCGCTCGTCAGGCGTCCGCACCTCTTGGACGTCCCAGTAGACCGTCCCGACGAAGAGCCGATCCTGCGGGCTTATAGCCGTTCCTATGGGCACGTACCCTACTGCGGTTAGCGTGTTGCGCTGCGCGCCCATCATGTCGGACTCGGAGCCGCCGCCCTGCTGCAGGTAGACCGTGAGGGCGGTGATCGCGTTCGTGTAGGTGTTGATGATCGAGCCCGTCGTGTCCGCCGAGGTCGTCGGGCGCTGGGTGGTCGCCGCTATGCCGTATTGCGCGATGAGGCTATCGACGCTCATGCGATCTCCCGCCAGTCGGAGAGCAGTCCCGCCATGACCGCATCGACCTCGGCGCGGGTGGCGCGGGTGTACGAGTAGTCGCCAAGGCTCTCCGAGGCGAGCCCCGAGTCCCGCCGGCGGTCGCGGTACATCATCGCCGCGACCTCGATGCACGCCTGCTCGATGTCGTCGGGCACGGTCGCGTAGCCGGCGGTGTACTCGATGAGCACGCTCTTCACGGCGTCGGGCATGACGCCACGGTCCATAGGCCACTGCGCCCACCACGAAGGATCGATCGACAGGCGCCCCGTGTCGTAGTCGTAGGTGTACTCGCTCGCCGTGTCGGCGGCGTACAGCGTCACGCTCGCGAGCACGGCGTCGGCGCCCGCACGCGGACGCAGCTGCACCGACCGCAGATCGGTGGTGAGCGAGGCGGTAAAGCCGGGGACCGTCAGGATGCCGGACGTCACGAGATCGGCGGTCGTCTTGAGCGTGGCGAAATCGTGCGTCGTGGCGACGGTCACGCCGGCGGTCGTCGTGGTCGTGGTGACGAGCGCGGGCGTCTCTGTCTCCTGATTGACGCTCACGCTCGCGCGCAGGTAGCCACTCGTCGCGCCGATCACGATCGCGGCCTTGTTGCCCGTCCACACGTTGGTGATCTGCGACACCGGCCACTGGTGCAGGCGGATCGTGTCCACGCCGGCGCCGCTGCGCCATTCCGAGTACGAGCGCGACTTGATGAGCCTGCCGACGTACGACTCGATGCGCGCCGTCGCGCGGTCGATCGCCTTCTCGAGCACGGCGTCATCCGTGGTCGCGGTGATCCCGAGCCAGCTCTTGAGGTTCGATAGCGACGTGAGCGCGTAGGTGCCGACTGCCATGCCCGAACATTAGGACCGCGCGTACCACGGCTTGCCCATGCTGTAGTACTCGCTCGTGCTTTGCCACTGCCGGCGTAGGTCGCGGTCGATCCACGCCACCACGAGCTCGGCGTGCCCGACCTGCACCTTGGGCGTGAGCCACGCCTTGAGCCCCGCCTTGTCCCACTGGCGCCAGAACCAAATGTCGTCATCGACGCGACCCTCGCCCCATGTGCCGTCCGGCGCAGGCTCGCCACGGAACCACGGGCGCTCGACCTTGCGAAGCGCCTCGGTGCGGATCAACGTGAGCCCAAAGTGAGCGGTAGCGACCTGTAGCGCATCCTTGTCGAGTTCCGTCGAGAGGATGCCGTGCTTGAGATTGCCCTTCTCGTCGCGCATCGTCAGGAGCGGCGACGTGCGCTCGCGCCCCGCCTGCATCGGCGCGAGGATGTCGAGGTCGTTGCGCTCGGCAATGTCCCGCAGCTGCACGATGTCCTCGGCGGTGAACAGCGTGTCGTAGTCGGTCGTGACGATCCACTTGAGCTTGTCGCTGCGCAGCGCCTCGCTCATCACGCGGTCGATGCCCTGCGTCCAGAACACGCCCGTGTGCCGCGTGAGGTTGATGCCGAGCGCCTTTGTGGCGACCGCCGCGCAGTACATGTGGTCGGTGAACCCGAGGCGCGGGCACGTCTGCACGAGGTGCATGTCGTCGTAGGTCGGAAGCTTCGAGGGCACCTGCGCGTGCGGCTTGCGCCCCTTGAGGTTGAGGCTGATCGGGTGCCGCGAGCAGTCGTCCGCGTCGCCCTCCCACCCGCAGACGGCTTCGAGGCCGCATTGCTCCATGAGCCCCTTGAGCTTCTGCGTCTGGTAGATCGCGTGGTGCGCGTCGTTGTGGTCGGAGTGCCCTCCCATGAGCATCCCCTCGAGGTTCATCTCGCCGCCGCGACCCTCCATGTAGTGCTCCACGATCTTGTGGAAGTCGGGGACCGCGATGCGCAGCCAGCCGCCGGGCTTGAGCACGTCCACCCAGTGACGGAGCACCTGCGGCGCCTCGCAGAATGGAATGTGCTCGAGCACATGGCTCGCGCGGATCTCGTCCGCCGTGTTGGATGCGAAGGGCAGCGAGCGGACGTCATGTCCGAGCGCCGCGTCGATGGGCGTGTAGCCGGGAATGCGGGTGCTTCCTGCACCGAGGTCGAGCTTGAGCATGCGGGGAAGATAGCGCACCAATGACACAGGGGCGACCCGAAGGCCGCCCCTGCGTCGGTGTGCGTCGTGCGCACGGTGATCCGCCGAAGCGGATCGGATGGGTCAGCTGAGCGGACCGTCCGGGTTCACCACGAGGCCGACCGAGGTCGAGCCTGCGAGGTTGGCGCCGTCCGTGCCGAGCTTGGCGACTGCCTCGCTCGTCACGTTGGGCGACTGGGCCGGGCGGCTCAGGTTGCAGGTGAAGGCGTAGGTGATCGTCGTGACCGGGCTGATCTGCAGGCGCAGGTAGCGCTGCTTGCCCTCGAGGTCCACGTTGAGCACGTAGGGCTGCACGTCCGCCGCCGCCGTAGCGACGTTGGTCGGGATCGTGAAGCCGCCCGCCGCGTTGGTGCCGCCGACGTAGCCGGTGACATCCGAGAACGAGGAGGTCGTGTCGCCCTGCGAGATCTTGAGCACGGTGGGGATGTTCGTCGCTGCGTTCGCGATGCCGGGTGACACCACGAACTGCGCCGCGCCGAAGCCACGGGTATCGACGATGAACGTGCCCGTGCCGCCGTTGGTG